CACTCCACACAAATAAAACAACATATTTTTACACAATCAAACTATCCTGAAGTAAAGAAGTCCCATCCTCTCCGTACCTTGATTAGATTCAATCAAAGATTCTGGGTAGAGGCAACATTACCATCAATAGCTCGTGTGACAACCGTAATTTGACGGCTAGCAAGGGGATTTAAAGATAATCCCTCAACTATCAACGACAAAATCTAAAAGTTAGACTGCAAACCAGCCTCATTATGCGTTCCAACATAGGACATATAGGCTGGAATTGTAGCGGAAAAAGTGGTTGTAACCCCCCAACCAATATTATCAACCATAGCTTGACTAGCCATGTATGTGGTGGCAAGATAAAAATGAGCTGTGTACGCATAAATTGCATACGCAGTAAAACCATCTTGGAGGGTAATTGGTAGATTAGCTCCACCAATAGAATTGGTTTGGAGTATGTTGGTAGCATTAGCTGTATTGAATGTGGCGTTGGAAATATTCAAAACAATTTTAAACACATCCCCAAACACAGCTCCAGTAGGCACAGTACTAACAGTGACTCCATCCATTAAATTTCCTCCAACAACAGTAAAGAAAGCGGGTTGAGATTGAGTATAAGCGGCATTAACAATAGTAACCAAAACCTGGGTATATTTCATACGTGATATTGGCAAATAGAGTGATCGGGGATTAACCTGCATCTCTCGAAATGATATATCATAATCTATCAACACATACCCAGGAGAGTCAGTGACTGATGTACGGGTGTACACAATCAACTCCCCAACCGCTTGATGCCTCAAATCTTCAGACAAACCAACATCTGTGGGCATCCATTCAAACTCAGGTAAATAAACAGCAGTACTATTTTTCCACAAAGGTCCAATTAAAGTGTTATGATCACTCAACACGAGCGGCATAAAGTTGGCCGAACTGGTCGTAAGGCCAGGACCAACCCTATCCTTATTAATATAAAACATAACACTCCCTGTTTCTGCTGTAGACGCCGTAGTGATATAATGGAAAGCCATGCCATGGACACGATACTCAGCATAAGAATTGGCGAAGTGTTTTAACGTGGATGTGACCATGCAAGCAGGAGTCAAAGGTGCTCCTCCAACCATGGTCCACCCAGTGATTGCTGCCGCGGTACTATCAATACCCAACAAATAATCCCTCCCCTTAATACGGACCCCATCTAAATAAGGTACAACTACAGGTTTAGCACCCGTATAGGTGTTGCCAATAGCGACAGGTGCAGTATCAATGGTAGTAACAGGACCAAACGCTGGTTTAGTAGCACCAACAACCTTCTTAGACGCACTTCGCACCATCTTCTTCTTCTTCCGTATGACAGGAACAGGCTTGACCAATTTACGTTCAACTACCTTAACCGTTTTCTTATTTGATTTCACCATTACCACCAATGAAAGGTCTCGCCCAACTTGTAAACTCCGTACCCGACACCAGCGACAGCAGCAACTGGAGCAAGAGCAGGTGCAGCAATAGAAGCAGCACCAAAAATTCCAGCAGTAGCTCCAAGCACTTCAGCAGGTTGCGCTATAGCAGGTGCGGACACGTTCCGATCACGCGTTATACTAGTACCGTTGGGAAACTGCCCGTTCTTAACTGGGGTGTAACTAACAACACCACGATTAGTTAAATCACTAATGGATCGACCAGTAGGGGCAACGTATTCCTGTATAGGCTTAGTATTAACACGAGGACCAGTATTCAAAATGGGTGAAGAGTACAAATTGCCACGAGGAGTCAAGAGAAAATCTTTATTACCTTGGGTGGGATAATACACTCCACGATTAGACATGTAACGTTATATGGGATCCCAAACAATATTGGGACTGTTCATCAGTGTAAAGTGACCTAGCTCCGTGCAGTCTCTTGGCATTTAAATTAGCCCATCAAATTGGTTTTGGAGTTTTAATACACTGACCCCATAACAAACCTGGGAGTCCACTCTCCCAGGCCTCTACCAAGGTTGCCCCCCCGATAGAACTTTTCCAGACACAATTGTTCATCCGGTGTAATTCCAAAAGCATAATAGAACGAAGCGCGACACTGGGGTGTAACTTCCCCATAGTCACGTTTCATACCATCGAGTGCTTCACTCATATTAAATCCGACATGTTGTCGCATGTCATATTTCTTCGTGAAACATCCAGAACGTTGGTACATCGCGTAGAATTCTTGGAAAATTGGTAATCGCCCTGCAAGTCGCAGCCCCCCCACACCCACAGAGTCCAGCCAAGCACGAAAATACCTGTCGGAACTCATATCCCATGGGTGTAGGAGAACAGCGTCTTTAGATAGCGCCAAGGGCTTCCGGCACATGACCCAAACAGACCCATCAAACACAGGCTTAGTCTGACAAAATTCAAATTGCTCGAACTCATCAACTGGATTCTCAATTGCCATATTGAATCCAACAGACATAAACCAGTCATACAATCCATCCAACTTGGGCAAGTCGGCTTTCTCAAGGAACAATACACAATCATCCCCATTATTAGCCAATTTCGCATGCACACCAATGTGTTTGAGGTAACAATAAATCATACTACACATCAACAAACAATTGCCCATTGATGTGTTCATATCACCACTCATGCGCGTACCTCTAACACAATACACAATCTCCCCATCAGGAACACGACCACGACAAAAGTTGACCAATTGACAATTGAGAAGTTTGCCCAACCGCTGTCTATGCTTATTAGAGGGGAAGCAATTCAAATAAATGTCATGCTCCCACTGCAAAGCTTGCAAAGACACGTGTTGGTCAAACCGGCTAGCATCAAGCCCAACGGCTACTGGGTGGACAAAACTATCCCATTTGCTTCGCAACACCCCAGCAGCCTGCTCACTATTCATTCCCTTCATTATCGTGGTTTCACCAAACATTCTGTCGACTGCCTTAAACAATGGTTTTTCTAAATGCTTAAGGTACCGACCAACCCTCAAATTGAATTGTGGATCACGTGGAGAGATGACTCTGGGGACAGGGTCACTCTTAGAGGTGCGGTCAGTCTTCTCGAATTTCACAAACACTGAAACCTCAGCAGAGGACTCTGGACAAAACCGACCATTTCTTATTTTGTCCAGAGCTTCTTGATACCTCCTCTTCTTGCGGCCACTGTAACTGTTCACAAATTGACTGTGACTGACAGGGGCGGTCTGAGGAAGAAGGGGTAACAGGATTTTCCTTGCTGGAAGAAGAGTGTCAGCAAACACGCCAGGTAATGGACGGGGAGGAGTGATAAGCCCGTCACTTCCCTTTACCTGGAACACTCTTTCCTCAACGGCTCGCTTGATACATTCGAGGCTTTCAGTAAATGGCAAAATTTCAATTTCAGGAGCGACACCAGCCACTTTTACGTAGCGTCGTTCCTTAGGAGTACCCAAGCTACTCCGCCAGTACAAACAGCCATCCAACCCCAAACCTACAGCCTCTTTAATGGATTTTACAGTGTGGACCCTAGGTCGTGAACTACCCCACGACTTAAAGGTCCACTCCTTTCCGTCCATTTCAACAGTTTCACTGTAGTTCGTTTTACCGGGCAAACATGGATGACCACTGGCCTCACTTGGGCACCCCTAGCAAAGGTTATCGATGCCGGGTTCCACAATCCCGACACCGAAAACAGTGGTCCAAAATCCTTTGAAACTTCCACTCGCGGCCACGCGCGCTTGCCATTGTTTGGTTGCCATAGCAATCCGGGCTTGTTGAAAATCACGAGTAGGCACGAAACTCAGAAACAATGCCCTATCAATAGCATTGTTCTTATCAACAGTACGCAGATCAGTGAATTTAACATCATCAAAATATTTCTGCAACCATCTCCGAGTAACCAGCACATTAGCCTCGCTATATGTTCTTTCCCCGAATTTATTGTACGCTTGCTTGGCAACCGCTGCCGCAAAACTGGATCGATGACCCTTCTTCAACTTCTTGACAATTTTGACACGAACCTGCCGTACAACCTCATCACTAACAAATTTACCGTTCTCATCTTTACGAGGGACGATAATCGTTTTAATTTCTTCTTTAGTGTGGGTTTCAACATACTCCTCAGGCTCGCCCTCAATCTCGTCAAGCTTAGCCAAAATGTTAGTAGCATACAACCCTGCAGGGCCACCGTTGCGCCAGAGCTTCCAAGCCCGGCCCAACCAATTGGCCCCCCAATGGGTCATAACTATAACAGGGTCAGCCACCAGATCCACAGCATCCCCCACAACCTCAATGGCATTGGTTACATCTGTCAACACTGTGTCAGCAAGAGACATTTGATCAACATCAACAACTTCAGCATACTCCATCTCAGTCATGTTCTCCATTTCACCGCAGTTACAATTTATCCCCAATCACTTGGTAGACCGGTGCTTCAAACCCGTAGGAAACCTACGAGAGATATCCAATACGCAAGGAGATGCGCAACTCTCAACCCTG